ATCTATACTTAAATTAAGAGAACAATTTATTAATCAAATAGGGGAATATCATGTATACACTAACTGCAACCAACAAACAAGGTGCTAGCATAACTTACAGAGGCGCAACAATTAAAAGTGTTAAACAGAAATTTCGTGCTGAATATAGCCCACAAGGTTTTAAAGTACAGATAAGAGACGAAAACGGTGTTGAACATAAATAGCCCCGAAAGGGGCTTATTCATAATAGGCGTAAAAGAAACACCCTTCTTTGATTAACTGAATCAGTGATTTATAGATAGCAGGGTCAACTGCAGGGCACCCCCAAGACTGTCCAGCTCTATTATTTTTTAAAATATATTCGTCTGTCACATAATCCGCAGCATGAATAATAATAGATCTTGTGCGAACTCTGTCATTTATGCCAGGCTCTAGCCCATTTAATCGCAAACTGTACCCATGTTTACCGTGGTATGTATCATCTGTTACCATTGCCCCCAGAGATGACATATGCGAATTGTCCATGTTCGAGAATTTGTTGCAAAATGCGAGGTTGCCTTGCATAGAACTACCTTCTCCATGCGCACAATGGTGCGAACGAATAACTTGCCATTCTCTATCATCTGGCATAAATTCTAACACATGCAATCTTTTACGGTAGCTAGGACTTACATAGTCAACAACAACCATAAATTGAGTGTTCTTTATTTTATCCTTATATTTAGACACTTCTGCTACAGCTTTGTTAATCGCTTTGTCGCGTAATTCTGTATCAGCTGTTAATAATGCTTTTTTCATCATAACCCCGCTTTTTTAAATATGTGTTCATTGTCTTTGGTTCTCAATTCATCTAAAGTTATCGGTTTGTATCGCTCATCCACAAATTTTTCAATAGGCATGCCCGCATCCAACAGCTTTGCTCGTTTAGTTCCTAACACTTCAACTTTAAATTGTGTATCCTGGCGTTTTATCCAACTTCCATAATCTGTATTTGCAGCCACATGTTCAACCCCATCACTACCTTTAGCTGCTCTGTCCCCCGCAGGTAGATCAATATAACTTGTCTTTGGTATGCCGATAAAAGTAGTACGGCAATTCCAATGATAAGGCGGGGGTGAAAATTCATCGATGGGAAATATCTTCCCATCAAGCGCTTGGCAAGTGATAGTGGTGCGCCCATCCAATATAGCAATTACTTTATAGTGACTCAAGATATCTTTATTCTCATTGTAAAACGTATTACGTGATTGTGAAGCCACATGATTTACCGTTGTTCTTGCGATTGCTTGTGCTTGATTACGGTTTACTTTACTGCCTAACGCTTCAGCAATATCATTTGCCATTTGATTCACGGGTTGTCCTGTTGCAAAGCCTTGTCTAACAGTTTTCATTGCTTGACCAACTTGCTTACTAGTAAAGTCGTTAAGTACTTCACTTACGGTTTGCCCTGTATCGCCATACCCGATTCTTGAATTTAGAATATCAGTACCCGCAGCAGCTCTTAATTGCCCTGTTGTTGGCGCAACGGATTCAAAATCTATAGCTTTTTCTGCTTTTTCTATATTTGCGCTTCGATCCAATAATCGAGCGGTAAAATCAGCCTCATAAGCAGCCAATGCCTTCAACTGTTCTTTTTGTTTCTGTTTTAATGTGGGAGCAAATTCAGATTCTAAATCACGAATAGCCGACAATAGTTTCTTATAGCGGGCTTTGGTTAATGTCTGATCGTTAGCTGCTTCAAGTAAATTTTGCACCGAGGCATTAATATCTCTAATAAAGCCCAATAATTGTTTGTTACTTGTACCAACAAAACGCTGTAAGAAAATCTGATGTTTTACTGCCGCATCAATATAACCTTGGGCGGCTTTCCCCTTGCCGGCCATAATTATTCCTTAGCGGTAACATTTTTAGGATTATTATTGTTATTTGGCAGATTATTCCCGTTCGGGCTTGTATTAAATGCGGGTAGTGGTGAAATATCCTCTTTTTCAACATCGGCGTCAATTTCTTCATCCGTCATTTCTTCCGGTATGATGTCTGTATTACGACCATATTCCCGCAATATCTTACTTGATATAATGCCTTGCATTCTCCAAGCCAACAGTGATTGCATGTATTGGGGATCAGGCGACCGGGGAATAAATTCAACATCCATAGTAAATTCTACAATATCAGGATTTACCCCCATAAAAACTGCACAATTGCGCAATTGATTGTAGATACCTTCTTCTAAATTTCGCACCCAATTGATTAAGGGGCTTATCTTATCCCCCATATCTAATTCTTTTGTGCCAACAGCCGTATTGTTATTAATTGAGGTAATGTAATGACCACCTAACGCAATAATTTGTCGTTCTTTTGCCTCAATCATGACTAAGTTAACTTGGTCTGCACCTGTCTGTAGTAATTTAGCATCACCTTGATTGCCTAGGTAATTCCCATCGCCCGCCCCCATGATGATAGGATGCTTGCTTCGATACTCGATCCATTGACTATTAGTCATAGATGAGGTAATAAAAGTTGTACTCTGCGCATGCATTGCCGCATTGTCTTCTAAGCTAGCGCTGTTTTGTAACACACCCCAGCCTAGATGCGCTATGCCCCACATAGGGGGCACATCTACACAAATGTTATTATCTTCGGAGCCACATACATCAATCGGTATATAATCAAGTTGTTTACCATTTGCTTTAACGGGTACAGGTACGCTAACTTCGTTAGCAAATTCATCCCGGATGGCCACCCAGCATTTGCCCTTAGCATCTAAATAAACTTCACGATATTGTTTAGCATAACACCATTCGTATCTATCATTTTTATTACGAGCTTTTACAGTTTCGCATAGTTTAACCCAAGATACTTGTTTTACTCCATTATAAATACCTTCTTCCCAATCCAATAATTGTTCAGCTGTGTAGATGCGGATGCGGGGTAATGGGTTAACAATATTCTTTTTCTCTTCTGTTAACTGTTTTTCAATGACTGGGTAGTCCGTTAGCATTATAAAGCGACCTTGGCCGGCTATTTCTCGTAATCCTCTTCGGATAAGCTGAGCCATAGACATATGATCTTCGGTGCAGTCATCTTTAAGATACTCAAGATTTGGGGGTAAATTAATAGTCGGTTCTTTTTGTGTGCCCATACCCACAAGAGCCCCAAGTGTCCCATAAACATAGTTGGTATAGCGAGCACGTTTAACAAACGATTCGTTTCTGCGCTTAGCTCTAGCGCTCGTTCCATTTGCCGTTAGAATAATATGGGGCAGATAATTATTTGTTTCTGCGTCCCGCACATCACACCACATTTTTTTATACTTAGTATATTCTATGTGTTCACTGTTAATAGGCATCTTAAAGTCTCACAATTTCATAGCCATTATAGGATAGTTTTACTACTTTATATCCCCACATTATAGCGATAGGTGTTTTCATTTATGTCATACTCCACTCTTCATCGGGATACTCGCCATGAGTAAATAGGCTTAGATCCTCGATCATACCATTTTCGATTGGTTCTTCATAGTCTACCATGTAACGTATTGCTGTTGTAATATGTTGGTATTTATTAGTATCATCCTCTAAAAAGGTGCTTCCCTCTTTTACAACTACGGTGTCCAAACCTTGATGTGTCCAAGGTGCCCTAACAGGATTAACAAATAATGTTCTCTCACCAGCTGCATTGCATATCTTTGCACGCACGGCGTTTTGACTATCTTTAATAGATGGGTTTGCATCTTTCACTCTTCGGTCAACAGTCCAACCATGTGCTTCAAGTATTCTTTCCATACTCACATACTCGGATATAATTGCATGCTTCTCGCCATTCTTACCAGAACGATCGCCATAGATTCGTATATTTTTGTTTAAATGACTCTTATATCTCTCAACAAACTCAGTAATGTTATCCGCGCCAACCGCTGATTCAAGTATTATTTCATCCAATAGATAAAACGCTTTAACAACCTTGCGAGTACTAATGACGCAGTGGTGCTCCCGATAGCAACCAATACCATGAGACATAGGGGTAAAGTTAAAATCGCAATAATAATGTATCTGCTCATGCGGTTTAATAGTATCAGTAGTGTAATTTTCCTCGTTGTAGTCATCGTATATTCTACCAGTTGAACTTACAAATTCCCCTAGATATTCTTGTCTGTATTGCCTTGGACTTAATTCACGTTTTGCAGATTCAATCGCCTCTGAGCTAAGCACATCTTCGCTTGTCCATTCAAATGCAGCCCATTGCGGATCTTGCGCTGTCTTGGCATACTGGTATAAATCATAAAAATGATTTTTGCCGTTGGGTTTCGATATAATAATACACCAAGGTTTGGCCATTCCTGGAATTTCAGTATCTAATGCTGGCCTAATTGATTCGTACCAAGCTTCCGATTTATAGTATGCAAACTCATCCAATATACCTCCAGTCCAATAGGGTCCTTCGAAACGCTTAGGCTTTTCCATTCCCAATAATTGAATGGTTGAACCATTGTCGAACGGTATTATTAAATCAGTCTTATTTACCTGGGACTTTTGCATGGATCGAAAAGACATGTCGCACATATCCTTCCAGTAAATCAATTTAACTTGTGGAATCGTTGGCGCGGCAATAAAGTAATTGCCAGGAACAGCCATTGCTATTTCAATAACTTTGCGTTTAGCTATTTCAGTCTTGTATGAACGTCTACCAGCCTTACCAACGATAAAGCGAACTGAACTACTCCAATATTCAAGGTGGACTGGTTTTAATTGAGGTAATGGATACCAACGCTTAAGATCGTCATTCTGTTGTTTTGTTAGCATTTAGAGCCTTGGATAGTGCGCCTAAAAACTCTTGAGCGTTGTCTTTTGCCGTATCTTCTTTTTGTTCACGGAATGAAGGATCTTGTGTCTTAAGCCAGAAAATAGTTGAAGCTGGAAGATTTAAAACAGTTGCTTGATAGGCTAAGGCTCTTTTTACAGCTCCATTTCTATCTGCTTTTACAGTAGCAAACAGCTCAGCATAATGTTTTTTAAGGGTATCTATATCTCTACCCATATAAGATTCTATTTCTTCTTGACTCAAGCCATAAGTAAGTGCGAAATGAATTTTACCCTCATCCGATGGATTAGGTTCATAAGCGGGTCGACCTACTGGTCTTTTATTAATTTCATCTGTCATAGTAAACCTTACTAGGTTAAATTTAGTTTAATAGTCCCGAATTATTACTATAATTCATCTATTATTACTTGCATTTTAATACATTATATCGATTAATACTAGCGGGATGAGTTGCACTTGCCGGATCATTAAGATTTTTAAGTACCTCCACGCCTTTACAAACATTATAGCCAGCTGCTTGAGACAACCAATAACCCATTCTATCCGCTATATATTCATTACGGGGTGTTGAAATCGGATGATGCAAAATACAATGCCCCAATTCATGTCCAATAACCATTGCTAATTGATCCTTGTTTTGAACAAATTTAAGAATGCCGCGTGTTAAAACTATAGTTTGGGCATCTGAATCACAAAAAGCATTTACTTGATCATTTGGCCAATAAGCAAGTTTTGGCAAAGGCATAACATGATTTTTTATAACCAATTGTTTGTATACCTCTTCTGCATCATTAAACGTTAGAGCATAAGCATTGACACAAAACAACATAATAACTAATATTTTTAGTAACTTTATCATTCTTTCTTTCCTTTAGCTCCGCGAGCCAATGCCCGCAAAATAGTGTTATTGTTACTTTTCAACTCTTTACCTAAAGATATCACATCTTCAAGCTTTTCTAATATATGCGCCATTTGAGTTTCTGTAACCGCAACTTTACGGTTAAGTTCACAAATACTGTTTGAGTGTTTATCATGTTTTTTATTATTGCGCTGTACCGCATAAATACAATAACTAAAAAAGGAACCAATTGCTGCTACCAATAATTTAAACCATGTTTCCTCATTCATTGCTGCCGTCCCTAGCTTTTAATGCATTATTCATTAAATCAACTTGCTGCTGGCTCATGCCATTGGGAAATAAACGTCCCATAGTATCAAAAAAGGCTTTATCGTTAGGAGGATTTTCTGCTTTAGCTTTGTCTACTTTACCTTGCTGATATGTAGCCATAGTCTTTTCACCGATGTAGCCACCTAAGCCTACATTTAAAAGCAACCAGGCTTCAGAGGGTATATCTCTTGGTGTGATTGACGTACCGATGAAATAGAGCAAAGAATTTAGTATGGGTACAATTATCCAATTAAAACCTATCATAAGTGTACACATAGTCATTAACTTAGCTCTCCAATCCGAGAACCAAGTATTTGTGTTCATTTCTGTAGTGATAATATCTTTTTTAGCCGTATTCTCAACTTGTTGGGCTTTTAACCGCTCAACTTCAAGCGCATTCATACTGTCCTGCATTTTTTGAACAGCATCGGCAGCTTCTTTTTTATCGGGAATAATGCGAAACAATATATCCTTGAAGAATGGAATTAAAGTAAGAAAATTCATAGCAATCCATATTGCGAAAGTTATATAACTAGCTTAAGTATATTATTATGCTATGAATTTGTAAAGACGGGGTAGATTAATGATTGATGTTGGTAACCCTGTCAATCGGCAAGTTATGTTCATCGCCCTACCAACTCGGCGGGAGGTATCCCCTTAATATATCGGTTCTTTCGTTAATATCCTCTTAAATACAATCTGACCTTTTTTAATAGGTATCCTAATAACAGGTGAATGAAACCTGATAGTGTAGTG